ATACCCTCCCTATATGCTTATGCCTATTGATGGGCGCTGTTGTCTTTAGGTAGCGCGTGCTAGCTACTGCCATGATTGCCGTGACTTATGCACAGGTGCATAAAGCCTGTTGATAACTCCCGTTATAAAAGCCTATTAGGACATAATTGCTTTTTTATGTTATAATCACCTACCTATTTTTACAACTCACTTTTTTTTTTTTTATAAGAAAACAAATAGAGTAAATAGAAAAGCAAAAAAATTGAGCTTCATCTGTTATTTTCGTACGGGGCAATTTTTTTTTGTTTATTTTTTTGCCATCAAATAAACGATTTTTTTTTGCCTGTTTTTTTCGCGTATTTAATACAACACATTTTTTTCAATTCTCACCCCTGTAAAATCAGAAAAAGCCTGTCAAGCCCACGAAATAAACAAAAAAAGTGTTGACTTAGTAGCAAAAGTGCGCTACTATAGACTCATAGCAAAAGCAAAGGCTATAACGAAAAGCAGAGCAATCGAACGGGCAAAAGGCAACCGCTAAAATGCAGCCTCCGTCAACCGCAAACGCGATTCTAACAATTTAGCGAAGCACGAGCTATACAGCACCAAGAGCAACGCGACCGACATCACGGGCAAATCCTGGCAGTTTGCAATGACTAGGGCGCAAGGGCAGTTCGGCATTTTAACAATTCAAAAGTTCTAGCGTGGCGATGAAGTCATGAAATTTGACCGGCGCTAGACAATCAACGCGACTCACAAGCGCGACGGGCATATTTTAGATATGACTAGTAAAGCGTGGCGCTTGTGGCTCAATTCTTGTAATTATCGCGTAACCAAACGGGCTACAGGCTTATAACCTTACGGGCTACTGGTGAATGATGATTGCAAAAATTGGGCTTTTCGGTCGAGCCTCTGAAAACTTTCAAAAAGTGGGATTCAGAGCCTCGACGGGAACACCCGAATTATTAAATAATCAGGAGTAAGCAGTCATGCGTAAAGTAACTGAGAAAACAGCGCAAGCCTTTTATGAGGGGCGCGCAACCAAGAGTGGCAACACTAAAGTTTTGGGCAACTACCAAAACACCATTTTGACATTACATGATAATGTCATTGCAACAATCGAGCGAAGCGGCATCAACAGCAGTAAAGCTGATAAATTAGTTTTGACAGATTCAGGCTGGCAAACCGTAACAACCAAAGAGCGCTTAAACGGTGTATTGTCACGGTTTTTTGGCAATAAATACCGTATAGCACAAGAGCGTGGTGAGTGGCTATTTAAGACATTTGACGAAGACGGCTTAATCATGCGTGACGAGCTTTGGCACGGCATAAAAGAATTAGAAGTTTAATAGAGAGAGGCAAAACAAAAATGGACATCTACCCACGAATTAAAGCGCAACAACTAGCAGTCGAACGGCGACAGCAGCGCAAAGAGACACTCAAGACAATTTTAACAGTGGTGGTAACTTTACCCGTATTGTGGCTCATCACTGTTCTATTTTTGTGCATTTAATTTTAAGAACTGGAGAATATTATGGCAATTAAGCAGACAATCACAGATGACTATCATTTTTGGACTTGGCTCAAAAATTCAGATAGTTACGGCAATAATTTTACGCTAGAGGGCGCAAAAGCATTACAGGCATATTTGGACAATTTAAGCGACGAGCTTGAAGATGATATCGAATTTGACCCGATTGCATGGTGTGTTGAATATACCGAATTTGCAAACGTGCAAAAGGCATACGACCAACACTATGGCGACGCTTCAGATTTACCAGAAGAACAGCGACGCACAACCAAAGAGCAGCAGCTTGAATGGTTTCAAGATAACACTACGGTTATCGAAGTCGAAGACAGCGAAAAAATAATAATTGCGGATTTTTAAGGAGGCAACTATGGACACACGAGTATTTTATGTAGTTGACGCGCCAGAGGTCAATGAAGATATTTTCGACACGCTGGAAGCAGCCGAAATTGAGTTTGAAGATATGGCGAAATTAAACCTTGGCGCACGGCTATATATTGCCGAAGTCAATCACGCTTATTGGGATGACGGCGCAAAAGGCTGGAACTACGACGACCAGAGCGATACATTCAACATCATTAAAGTTTTGAAAAGGCAGTAAATCATGGAAGCACGACGAGTAATAATTGAAGAAATCAACGGTGAACTGGTAATCACCGTTTTACAAAAGGGCTATAACATCATCGACTTTTACTTGTACGAGCCAGAATTGGCGCAGCAAATTTTGGATAAAATCAAGGAGCACGAAGATGACCATTCAAACTAAATTGTACGATGGGCGACGGGTCAATACGCGCACCTATCGAGACGTAATCGAGGGCGTGAATTTTGCCCAGTTTGTCGAAGGCTTTTACGCGCAGCGCGAAAGCAATCAGTGGGGCGTGCTCATTCAATTGAAGGGCAAGGAACGCATTTTGCGCCGTAGTTTCGGCAAACTCGAAAACGGTGAGACAGTAACAAATTTAAGCATGATTGAAGGGTTAAAGTAATGAATTGGCAAAAACTACCAGAGTACAAGCCCGAAGACACAACGACCATGAACGTAATCGCTCACATGTCATTGCGTCATTTGACCAGTACCGATGAAAGCCCGTTTTTGTGGAAAATGAAACGTCAGGGACTTGGCGAATTTGAGCAGCGTTTTGTGCATGAAAAGGCACGCAACGGCGCACGATTTCAGGACGGCAACAACGGCGACCATTGGCGCGTAATTGTTGCGCTACCAGAGTACAAAAGACTTTTGGTTCAGAATTTGAGCCAAGATTTTGTAACAATAATGTACTGGGATTAACGAAGTAAACACAATTAGTATTGACTTTTCATACTGGTTGTGCTAGTATTTAAGCAGTAGCAGCAAAGGCTATAGAAAGGAGCGCTATGAGCGTAACACTCAAGGAAGTCATCGAGGCTGGCGGTTATGACCTGACCACCCTTGAAGACGCACAGTGGCTACTGGCACAGAAGTCGAATTTCGACGAGCTGACCGAGGAAGCCGAGGAAACTATCGAGCGACTAGAAGAGGAGGCTGAAGGCTATGACGGACAATAGTATCGACCTCAATGACGGCACGCACAGCCGTTTTGACCGCGACCATTACGAGCATTGTGACCCGTGTTACCAAGACCATTTGGACTTCATGGACGAGCAGGCATTGGACGCGCGAATGGATGCGGTGGAAGCCGCAGCCGAATTTAGTGATGAAAACGAATATTAATAGGGGGAAATATGACAAAAAAAATTAAAATACCAGTGAAGCACTACGTTGAAATCACTGACACCGCTCAACTGAACGGTATTAAGCACGACGCAGACACTTACATCACTAACGAGGGCGGAAAGCAATACCTCGTGGAGATATGGCGATGAGTGACCTAGCAATGGACTTCATTGAAATGCCACCGAAGGAGTACGGCAAGAAAAAGCCGCTCACTGGCATCGCGAAATCAGCAGCAAAATCAACAACCAAAAAAACGAAAGTGACCAATATGAACAAAGACCAATTCAAGAAGACGAAGGCAGCTCACAAGGCTGAAATCGCGAAACTCAAGCGAGACATCAAGCGCCATAAATTGCTCATCAAGCAGGCGAAAATTGCTTACAAAGTAACCCAGATGAAGGAAGCAAAATAATGGCAGGAACAGTTGAGGGCGGCAAGAAGGCAGCCAAGAAAAACCTAGCGAACGACCCCGACTTTTACCGTAAAATCGGCTCAAAGGGCGGTCGCAATGGACGCACTGGCGGCTTTTACGCGAATCGCGACCTGGCACGCAGGGCAGGCGCAAAAGGTGGCAGAATCAGCCGCCGAACCAAGCAATTTTAATTTTCTCAAAGGAGAACATCATGGCACAGAATGAATTAGTGGCAAAGTTTGAAAAGAACCAGCAGGCTATCGCGAAAATCAACCGCGAAATCGAAAAGGCTGTTGGCGCACAGTTGCAGAAGCTCGAAACGCTGAAGCAGCAAGATGCAGACATGCGTCAGGCGATTCTCGAAGCGATGGAAGCGAACAGCGTAACCAAGTTCGATGGCGACCTTATCACCATCACCTACGTCGCACCGACCAAGCGCACGACATTCGACTCGACCAAATTCAAGGAAGAGCGCCCAAAGACTTACGCGAAATACCTCAAGACATCACCCGTCAAGGCTAGTATTCGCCTAAAAGTCAAGGCGTAGTATGCAGCTATACCAATCGCAGGAAAATTACCTGGCGCGATTGGGCAAGCGACCATACTTGTTTGCAGAAGTCGGTACAGGTAAAACATTGATGGCACTTTTCCGCGTACACCGCACAGGAACGCGGAAGGTGCTTATCATTTGCCCAGCCTCAGTACGAGACACGAGAGTTTGGGAGCTTGACCTCGAAAAGTCAGGGCTACAATTCGACCAGTTTGAGGTGCAGGGCTTCAGTTTTTTGCAGAAGTTCAAGACGCTCGATTTTACGGAATACCGCGATTATTACGTCATCATCGACGAGGCGCACAAAATCAAGAACAGTCAGAGCAAGCAGGGCATGGGTGCATGGAAACTCTGTCAGCACGCTCGCGGCTATCTGTTTTTGAGCGGCACGCCGATGAGTAAGTGGGCGGATGCCGTCAACTATGCGAAAATCACGGGACTCGTGGCGCACAAGACCGAGTTTTATCGACGATTCGTAGTAGAGCAGCGGTCATACGCGCACAAAGGCATGGACATCGTGGGCTACCGAGACACGGACACGCTGATTCGGTGGTGGAATAGTATCGCGCTCAGGCTCAAAGCCGAAGACGTGGTGGAGCTACCGAAAAAGCAGGTGCTCGACATCGCCATCCCCGTCAAGCGCAAGGAATATATTCGGATGATAAAAGAGCGCATCTCGCAAGACGGCGAGCCGCTCGATTCAGCGCCGAAACTAACATGGGCATTACGCCGTTATGCGGAAGTAGCGCCCGAGAAGATAGCCTGGACAGTTGAAAAAGTGGAAGGGCTACCGAATGCGCTGATATTCGTCAACACAATCGGTGCTATCGAGCAGTTGAGCGCAAAACTCAAAGCCGCTGGCATTAAGCATGGTGTTTGGTATGGCGCGAGAAAAGACAAATTTGCAGACCAACAAGTCATGATTGTGCAATACCAATCTGGCGGTACTGGGTTGAATTTGCAGCAGTTCAACACCACAATATTTTTGTCGCCGTGCTATAGTTTCATCGACTACACGCAGGCAGTTGGGCGCACCTACCGCAACGGACAGGCTGAAAAATGCACGTTCTATCACCTCAAGGCGAAGAACACCATTGACGCAGCTATTTACGAGGCTCTAGGCGAAAAACGTGACTTCGATGATAAACTAACCGCAGTAAGTCAGAACGACTGGCTGCAAGTATTTGGAGGTTAATATGAATATGCAGGAATTAGCCCAGCTAATCGAAGAGCATTCGTTTTACTGCCAAACTCAGTACCAGCCATATAAGCTGAAGCATTTGTCTATGGACAAAGCACTAGAGTTTATGAATGAGCAAATGCAATCGCTTACGCACTTTGCAATGTGGCTCACCACAGTAAAAAAGAACGAATTGGAGGACTAGCATGATATTTTTCAAAAAGCACATCAAAGTAACGGCAACGGTGACAACCCAGAAGGGCGAGCGTTCAGTTTGGCACAGAGTCAAGATGACGCACAAAACTCACGAATTTATGTTACGCACCAGAAATGGCGATGTACGCGTGAAAATCGAGCTGTCATGAAGACCTACGATGTCCGTTGCCCAGTCGATAACGAGCCAGCCCCTTGGGTTGAAAACAAGGCAAAGTACGGACGCAACTATGGCAAAAGCTATATGTGCTACTACTGCGCCGAGCACGATACCTATGTTGGCTGTCACAATAACACTAGAGCACCACTTGGCACTATGGCTGATGAGGAGCTTCGAAAGTTAAGAATGGCAGTTCACGCCAAAATCGACCCATTATGGCGAAGTGGGCAGCATCGAAGGGGTGACGTTTACCGTCATTTATCGAAGCTGTTAGGCTATCAGTTTCACACAGGTGAAAGCACTAAAGAATCATGCCGTGAGGTGTTAGCATTGGAGTTAAGCCTATGAAAAAATACGCCAAAGAATTTCGAATCAGTGATGCGCCGCAGAGGTCGCCGCAGTGGTTCAAGGAACGGGCAGGCATCCCGAGCGCCAGTGGTCTCGCATTTCTGTTTGACACGCTGAAGGACGGCTATACACCGAGCGCTAAAGCAAAAAAGTACTTGAAGCAACTAGCATTTGAACGCAAGTTCGGTGTTACCTTCGAGAATTTCCAAACGAAGGCGATGGCTGACGGAGTTTTCTTTGAAGACTTCGCCAAGATGGTGTACGAGCGCGAAACGGGAAACCGACTCACCGAAGCGTTTTCGTACATTTCCGATTGGTTTGTTGCGACACCCGACGCGCACGTTCAAGAAGTGACCGTAGTCGGCGACGTTGAGGTATTAGGCAAAAAAGGTCTGCTCGAATGTAAGGTTGTCGGCGACAAATCCTTCATGACAATGATGGAGGAAGGCGCACCTATCGAACACGAGCGGCAGACGCAATCGCAGCTGATGGCGAGCGGTCTCGATTGGGTGGACTACATTGTGGTCAACCTGAAGACGAGGGCTTACTTCATCCAGCGCGTGCATCGCAATAATGTTCTTATCAAGCGCATTTACGAACGGCTTCACGAGCCGCTCGACCTACCAGTGCTCAAAGATGTTGGCGTGAAACGATTCGACGAAGACCTGTTGCAAGGCTTCATGGAGGGGAATCACCTCAAGGAACAAGATTTAGAAATACCCGAGCCCGAGCCCGAGCTCGACCTCGGATTTTAAGGAGGACGATGAAAATTACCATCAACATTGAAGCCGAAAAGGGTAACCCACTCTTTTACGCGCTGCTAGTGAACGCAGGCTCGTCGATACCTACGAAAAATCCGAGTCAGTGGTTTTACGAGGCAGGGAAAGCATTGTATTATTTGCCAGAAGAAGAGTTGCGAACGATTTTGGAGCAACTACAAACGGAAACGGGCATGGAGATAACCTTGCCCAAGAAAGAGCAATTTTAATAAATCAACTATTGTATTGTTTATTTTAGTGTGCTACAATTGTGGCATAGCTAAAGGCAAAGGCTATAGAAAAGGAGAATATCATGAGTCAATTAACGTTTGTACTCGGTAAGACTGGTACAGGTAAATCAACCAGCTTACGCGAATTTAAGGCAGCCGACGGCATCGGCTACATTACCGCAACAGGCAAACCATTACCATTTAAGAATGACATCCCGCAGTTTCACGCCAAGAACTATGCGGAGCTGAAGGGTGCAATCGCCCAGGCGAAAGCGCCCATCGTCGTCATCGACGACTTCAACTACTTCATGAGCTACGAAGAGTTCAGCCAGGCAAGCATCAAGGGCTACGAGAAATTCACGCAGATGGCGGTTAACGTCGTCGATGTGATTGAGCTCATCACCAAGAAAGACACCGACCAGCGTTTCTACATCCTCGCTCACAGCGAGAATAACGACAGTGGTGACTTGCGCCTCAAGACGACAGGTAAAATGGTCAGCGACAAGTTCGTGCCAGAAGGTCTGGCAAACCAGGTCGTTGAAACCGCAGTCGTTGACCGCGAGTTCGTCTTCAAGGTACGCACCGACGGCACAGGCATTAAAACGCCAATGGGCATGTTTGAGACCGACACAATCCCAAACGACCTGAAGCTGCTCGATAAGGCAATCGTAGACTTTTACGCACCGCCAGCACCAGCGAAAGGGAAGAAGTAATGTACGACCCATTCAGCAGTCGCGAAGAATCACCAGAAGACCTAGCGAGCGATAACCGCGCTCGCGGTCTCCTGAAGTACCTCAACACACGCAAAGACGACGTTTCCGACCACACGAAGACCGTCATGGCATTTGTTACACAAAAGGCAGCAGCCGATAATCGCATACGCGCATTAGAGCTTGAGCTCGACCGCTATCGTCAGACTGAAATGATGAAAGCAGACCCACGAGCCGAGTATACCGCTCCGCGCGTCATGCCGATACCAGCTGATGCCCGAAGTGTAGAAGTAAAATTTTAAGGAGGTCATGAAAATGGCGGCGTATAACTACAAAGGGCATGTCATCGTTGAGCTGAGGGGAAACCAAGGCTTCACAGTGCAAGGTTACTACGGCACATTCCCGTCAGTAAAAGAAGCAAAGCAAGCGATTGACGCAAAAGTAAAGAAGGAGAACGAATAATGGCACAGCAAATCGTAAATGACGGTGTTTTAATCAACACCGCAAACGGCGACGAACTCGTATGCACGGGTGTTCGCTACCAAGAGACTGACGGCGAGAAGCACTCAATCGAGTACATCTTCCGCAGCACCGCTGAAATCGACGCTGAAACTGAAGCCGCTCACGCAGCTGAAGAAGCAGCCAAGGCAGAAGCAGAATCAACTGAAGTAACAAACGACGAAGGGAATCAAGCGTAATGGCAGACCAAAACGACGAAAAAGCTAAAGCAGCAGAGCAGGCAGACTTGTTCAGCCAGCTCGAAGAAAACGATGTAACCGTTGCCAGCGATGCAGCTGAAGCAATGAAAGAGAACATCCTGAAAGACAAGGGTGGTGCAAACTACCTGGGCATCGGTGTTCACGATGTTGTCGTCACCAGCGTCGAGCTGGTACAGGCGAAGACTGGCACGCTCGGTATGCGCTTTAACTGCGAAAATGAAGACGGTCAGGGTCGTGTGACGATGTGGCTCAGTGAAGGCGC